CAAATACAGTGCGGTAGATTAGAATGGGATGGTGAGGGAATGAATGTAAAGTTTGTTTTAGATAAATCAGGGCCTTATAAAATATTAGCTCACCCTAAAACAGACCTTAAAGGGCTGGATATAGGTGGAATTGATTCCTATGACCAGGATACTTCGTCAACTTCCTCATTAGGTAGTGCTATTATCTTTAGAAGATTCTTCAATATGGATATAGCTGGAAACTACCCCATTGCTGAATATACAGACCGTCCAGACACTGCTGAAGAGTTCTGGGATGGATGTTTAAAATTAGCCGTATATTACAATGCGAAAATGTTAATAGAGTTTACACGTATTGGAATTATTGGATATTTTCAAAGAGCGGGTGGTAAACAATACTTAAAAGAGAGACCTACAACGGCACACTCTCCTAAGACTGTTAACAGGAATAGGTATGGGTTACAAATGAATAAACACACAAAGGCTGTGATGGAACAATTCATGGAGACTTATATAGAGGAGAATTGTGAGGACATTTGGTTTGTAGACCTACTAGATGAATTAGGAAGCTACGGGTTAAGGAATACGGATAGGGCGATAGCATTTGGCTTATGCCTTATACANGATATAGACCTTCATGATAAGCAAGTGAAGATGGAAAAAGCGATAAAGCAAGGCATAGGCTTTGTTTACTATAAAAGAGAAAACGGAAGACTGATACCATATAAAGAATAAGACAATGAGTAATTTCCCTAAACAATTCATACCAGACGGAGAGAAAACCAAAGAATGGTGCGAAGAGAATTTAAATGCAATAGCTAAACAACTAGATAGTAGTAATACTGAGGGTTCTATTAGCGACTACGAAAAAGATATTCGTAACTACAGACTATATAATGGAGACTTAGAATACGATGACTATAGCTACGTTACAGAGCAGTATAACATGCCTTCACCAGCTACTATGGCTAACTATCCTATATCAAGGAATAAGGTTGACCTGTTATGCAATGAAGACTTAAGTAGACCTTTAGATAAAAGTGTCTTTGCGATTAATATGGACGCAGCTATAAGAAAGGAGCAATTTAAGGTATCCCTTATAGCTAATGATTTATTAAAGGAAATAAACGGCCAAATAGAGAATACTTTTGGAATGGATTTGGAAATGGATAATAAGGAATTTCCTATTCCAGATGACATCGACCATTTTATGCGATTTGAATATAAGGAAGTAATTGAAGAATCTATCCATGATGGGTTAGATTACCTTACGGAGAAATATCAATTAAAGCACATATTCAAAGAAGGGTTCAGGGATTTACTCGTTACGGCAAAAGAGTTCTACAAGGTTTACATAAAAGATGGAGACCCTTATGTGAGAAGAGTAGACCCTAGAACCTTCGTTTTTGATAAGTCGATTGAATCTGACTTTTTAGATAATGCGCAATGGGCGGGAGAAGAAAGATGGCTTTCGGTTAATGAAGTGATTGATGAGTTTAGGGATGAGCTTGATGAAGATGATGTTCGTGAATTAGAAGAGATGCGACAAGCCACCTCAGATAATATTGATAGATGGAATGGGGTATTTAATTGGGTTGAAATTGACAACGCTAAAACTGTTAAAGTAAGAGTTATTTCCGCTGAATGGAAGTCTATTAAAGCTCTTAGATTTAAAATTTCTGAGAATAAATATAATCCAGAGCAACCATTTAAAAAAGTAGTAGGTGATAAATACAAGAAAAGAAAAGGCGATAAAATTGAAACAAAATGTGTTGATGATATATGGGAAGGTACGCAGATTGGTGGTAAAGTCTTGGTTAACTGCAGAAGACGCCCTAATCAAATTAGGTCTGTTGATGATGCTGGTTCAACTGGGCTTTCTTACATAGGGGTTGTTTATAACCATACGACAGGGAAACCTACAAGTCTTATAGATATTCTTAGGCATATTCAACAGCTATACAACATTGTTATGTATCACATAGAATTAGCATTAGCTCGTTCAGGTGGTAAGGCTGTTGTTTATGATGTGTCTCAGATGCCTAGTAATATTGGTATGGATATGCAGGAAGTTATGTACCACTTAAAGAACGATGGTATTATCCCTATTAACACTCGTGACGAGGGAGGAGACACTGCATCGTTTAATCAATTCCAACAAATTGACTTTACGTTATCTCAATCTGTGCAACAGCTTATAAACTTAAAGCTTATGCTTGAGCAGACTGCTGGACAAATTTCTGGTATCTCCCCACAGAGAGAGGGAGCTGTAGAGCAGTACGAATACGTAGGTAACGTTCAAAGAAGTGTAACTCAATCTTCTATTTCCACTGGAGGTTGGTTCTATGCTCACAATGAGGTTAAGAAGAAGGTATTTGTTCAATTGGCGAATCTAATGAAAATCGCTTGGGCTGGAGGTAAGAAGGCTGCGTTTATATTTGGAGACGCTGGGTATAAGATGCTAAATATACTTCCTGATGTTTCTTTAAATGATTATGGTATATTCATGGGAGACGCTGGTAAGGATGATGCTTTAAAAACTCAAGTGCAACAAATGTCTCAGGCTGCCTTACAATCTGGAACTATTAGTTTATTAGACGCTTTAAAAGTGTTAAAATCCGATACAATGACAGAGGCCCAAGTTATATTAGAACAGGGCTTAGAGGCTATGCAAACTCAACAACAACAAGCTCAAGAGGCCGCTATGCAACAACAACAAGCTGCCGCTGAAGCTGAACAACAAAAAGTTGCTGCAGAGAGAGAGCTTAAACAATTAGAGGTTGATGGTAGAATTCAAGTGGCTCAGATTAATGCTGAAGCAAGAGTTGCAGCGCAAGAAGTTGCATCAGACGCTCATAGAGACATGGATGATACTAGAGAAAGAAATAAACTTAACCTAGAAAAAGTTAAAGCTGATTTAGGTTCTCAGCAGAAAGAAAAAGACAACGAACACGCCTCTAAAATGGAGTCGAAAAAAAGTATACAAAAAAAGTAATATATTTGTAAACATATAAAGCAATTAAAAATGGCAGAAGAAAGCAAACTAATTGAAGAGGCAGTAGCACCTTCAGAAGAAACAACCGACAACGGATTTGACCCATCAGCATTTTTAGGTGGGGAATCTGAAAAGGTAGAAGGATTAGTAAATGAGAAGCAACCTGAAGAGGTCACATCAGAAAGTAATTCCGAACAGGAAGGCGAAGAATCGAGCGAAGGAGACTTTTCGTGGGATTCAGTCGAATCTAATACCGAAGTGGGCGAAGAAGCTGATGACCCAAAAGCAGAAGAGGAAACTAAAGAAGATGATGATTGGGATGATTCTGAAGCGCCAGTAGCGGAAGAGAAACAGGAGACTGAGGTCTCTGAGTTTAATTGGGAGGAGCTAAGCCAGGAAGCTGGCATTGAAGCCTCTAGTAAAGAAGAGTTCTTAGCTAAGGTTAAGGAAGCTTTTAAGCCTCAAGTTGAAGATAACGATAATATTAAAAACTTAGGTTCGTATTTAGACTTAGAGGATAAAGATTTAGTTATTGCCGATATGAGGGCGGCTAAATATGATGAAGACGCTATCTCAGATACAATAGATAGATTGTCAGACGCAGGATTATTAAAGAGAGAAGCAACTTTAATTCGTCAGCAGTTAACAAAGCATATCCACGAAGAGAAGGATAAATTGCGAAACGAAAAAGTACAAGCAGAAAAGCAAAAGACTGAGAATGCAACAAAATCTCGTAAAGAACTACAAGACTTTATTAAAGGTAAAGAAGAGTTCTTCGGAGGTAAAGTATCTCAGAAAGATAAGAAACAATTGTATAGTTACATAACAAAAGGGAATTTCGCCCAAGATATTTTCGAGTCTCATGCCAATGTTGCGGAGGCCGCTTTCTTATGGCGAAACAAGGACAAGATTTTCAACATGATTAGAACGCAAGGCGTCGAACAAGGAAAATCAAAAGTTCTTGATGGTATCACTTCTCCAAATAGAGGTGGTCGTTCCTCAAAAAGTTTTGAAGCTCCTAGTAAAGGGTTTGACCCTAACAAGTTTACGGCTGGGTAATTATATAATGTTTAATAACGGAATTTTTAATTTTTAAAGAAGAAAAAAATGAGAGTATATCAGGCTAAATATGATGCCGCATATAACGACGAGAGCAATTCTTTGGTAGCAAACTTATTAAAGTACCCAGAGATTGCAAAAAAAGTAATCGAGCTTTATCCTCGATACACTACAACTTACCTATTGGAAAAATTAGGTTTTGGTGCTAGTGAAAAAGTATTAGGTGACAACTCCTTCGAATGGAAGGCAATGGGCCGATACAGACAACAACAAACCCTACAATCTGACTTGGGTGCTGCGACTAGTGATGCAATTGCAGTTGGTGGCGCAGTGTCTATTTATGTAGATGACGACACTTTGCTGGCCACACCTGGTACAGCTCTTTGTATGATTAATAAAAACGACATTATTCGTGTTGGTGGAAAACAACTTTTTGTTACAGATGTAACTGCGGGTGACGCTACTAATGCATATGCTACAGTAGCTTGTAAAGCTTTAGATGCTATTGCAAAAGACACTGTTGTTGCAACAGCAACTTCTGTTGTGGCTGTAATTGGTAACGCTTTTGGTGAAGGCTCTTCTGGTTCTGACGTAGGTCAAGGATATTCTTATCCTGAAACTCGCAAGAACTGGGTAACTATTTCTCGTAAGAAATTAGTTATTGATGCTCGTGACTTAACAGATGTTACATGGGTTGAGCACAATGGACACCGTTTATGGTTCTTTACTAAAGAGCAACAAACTGAAGCTCAGTTTATGTATGACTTAGAAGTTATGCGTTGGTTTGGTAAAGCTTCTATTGCTCAATATGATGCAACTACGGCTGGTTCTAATCCTTCAACTGTAGGTTCTTTACCTGTAATTGGTGATGGTATCTTAGCTCAAATTAAAGGTGCTAATACTTTAACTTATGGTACTACAGGTGAAACTAGCGACGCTAATGACGGTGGTGCTACTTTATCTGAAGATAAGATTTTAGAGTTTATCGGAAACTTATCTTTAAATACTGAAAACGCAACAGGTAACGAGTGGGTTGTATTTACTGGTACACAAGGTAAAATTCAGTTCCACAAAGCGATGAAAGACTTGCTAACTAATGGAGGTGCTGGTGCAGCTGGAACTTTTGTTGATAAAGCTGGTCAAGACGTAGCCTTAGGCGCTAACTTCTCGACTTACTACGCTTTAGGTAACAAGATTACTTTAGCTCACTGTCCAGTATTTGATGACCCTAATTTAGCTGCAGCCCCTGGCTACGCTAATGATGCGGCTATTGGAGATGCATTCACTAGCGCAGCAAGTTACTCAGGACTTATGGTATTCTTAGATATGGGAACTACACAAGGTGTAGCAAACATTGAATTGATTGCTAAAGGTGCTGAAGGAACTAATCGTAACTGGGTTAAGAAATACGTTCCTGGTATGATTAATCCTTACGACGGAAAATCAATGCTTGCAGCGTCAGGTGATGATAAATTTGAATGTCACTGGCTAACTCAATCTGGTATTATTGTAAGAAACCCACTTTCTTGTGGTGTCTTAAGACCANTTGATGTAGTAATATAATCAACAATTAATATAGCGCACCTCTTCGGGGGTGTGCTTATTTTTAACAAAAAAGCAAAAAGAAGATGGAAGCAACTAAGAAGTTTGTAAAGTACGAGTATTACACTCAAAAGAATTTTAATTTTTTTGAATTTGCNAACTACAGAACTAAGACTGGTAAGATTAAAAAGTATCAAGACATTAATGGCNTAANTGCTGTTTTAAGATTCACCCAACCAACCATGTTATTAGATATGGAGAATGAAGGGCATGTATTAATAGATGAGTTTTTAAAGACTTATCCTGCAGTATTAGCTGGTGAATGGAAACGTACAGATTTACATGCAGCAGAAAAGGCAGCAACAAAAGCAACTTTAGATTCAGCAAGAGCAGTTATTGAAGCGGCAAAGATGACTGATAAGGATGTTAAGGATTATGCAACTTTAAAAGGTTACAACCTAAACTCTGAATTAGACGTTCTAAGAGCTAAAATAATTGGTGTAGCACAAACTAATCCAGAATCTTTTATGGAGNCGCATTTCGACCCAGAGAAAGATTTAAGAGTGTTTATACTACANGCTGTAAAAGAAAATAAGATTAGCTATAAGAATAGCACGTTTTATTATGGGAGAGAAGCAATTGGAACTAACGAAGAACAAGTGCTTGTTTGGTTAAAAGATAACAAAGATATTTTAGCTATCTTGAAGCACGAAATTCGTGGTGAGAAATTACCTAAGAAGAAAATAGTTAAAACACAAGAATAATGGATGCAACTGCTGCTAAAGCTCGTATAAGAAACATTATAGATAGCGAAACAACAGCTTACTTCAGTGATGATGATTTAGCTGATTTCCTACAAATGGCTACAGACGAGTTTGTGCAACAGTATTATATGGGGTTTGAAACTACACAAGATAATAGAGACAAACTTCAAGATTTAGTTATTAGTAAAGACCAAGCTTTTATTGATGGGGCTGAAGTAGTTATTGGCACTATGGATGAAGAAGACACATATGGCAGATTTTTATCTGCTTATGTTAAGTCTAGTCCTAGCGTTAATGTTAAAGTTATTCAGATAAGTGATATTAGCGCTTATTTAAACGACCCATTTAATAAGGCTGATTCTAG